ATTCCGTATGACTTACTGCGTAGATTTCCACGCGAAAAGTTATATGCTCTCGGGATTAAGTTAATCGTGTTAGACGAATGTCAGCAGATTAAAAATCCTGATTCGAGCAGAACACAGGAAGTCCGCAAGTTAGTTAGTTCTAATGCAGAATGTAAAGTTCTGCCATTATCCGCCACACCTTGGAAGAATCGTGGTGGTGAATTCTTCCCTGCATTAAATCTAATGGACCCTATCAAGTTTCATTCACATCAGGGTTATTTAGATAATTGGGTTGAATACTATTACGAAGGTAATAAGCGGAAGATGGGCGGAATTAAGAATCCGACTAGATTCCGTGAGTATACAGCCAATCTAATCATTCGGCGTGAATATGAAGAAGTAATGGAAGAATTTCCAACTGTTAATCGTATGCGTATGCCAGTCCAATTGGACGATTTACAGCAATCAGCATATGATGAATCAGTAAGTGATTTCGTTGCTTGGTATAATGAGTATGTTATCGGTGGAGAAGAAGATAACATATCAGGTATTGAAATCCTCGCGAAAATGGCGCGTATGCGTCATATCACTGGATTAGCTAAAATTCCTGCCACACTAGGATTTATCGAAGAATTCATCGAAGATACTGACAGGAAATTAACTATATTCGTTCATCACAAAGATGTTGGTCAGTTAATGCTTGGAGCACTGACTAATACCGATAAAGAGTCAAATCCTGACTGGTATCATCTGGCTCAAGAGATTAAAGACCAAGGTATTCAGGTCTTTAAGTATGGGTCTGAACATACTGGTAAAGAAGAAGGTTGGAATATTCAGGAAGGATTCAATAAAGCAAAACGTGGGATTCTAATCGCCTCAACATTAGCTTGTGGTGAAGGAATTGACTTGCAGACTTGTTCCGATAGCATTCTGCATGAGAGACAGTGGAATCCACAGAATGAGGACCAAGCTACACCGGGACGTTTTCGTCGCATTGGTCAAACGTCAAAACAGATTAATATCACACTTCCAGAAGCAGAAGGCACCATCGACGAACAGTTAGATTATATCGTCGAAGGTAAGCGTGGTCGTTATCATGTTGTAATGAACAAGGGTGAAAAGCCAGCTTGGAGTGAAAGTGAATTCGCGAAAGAGTTGGCTGCTGCTATCGTGAATAAGTTCAAGGAACGCAATAAGAATAAGCCTGAGCGAAAGAAAACTAACATCACTGAGATTGCCACACCTACGTGGTAATTATTAAAGGAGACTGATTATGCCTATTAGTAAACAAGATTTAGTTTTTCAAGAACAAGCATTAAGACTCATTGGAACATCTCAAAGAGCTATTGAGGAAGCTACTCAATATATCCGAGATATCGAAGATGAGGATTTGAAAGACGAAATGATTAGGAAACTCCACCGAGAATTAACTGTAATTAAAAATTTAGCTAAGGTGTAAATATGAGACAATTCATGACTGACAGATACATACTAGATAGTCACGGAAATCCTGTTCCATGTGAAAACTTAATGGCATGGGGACAATGGATGGAAGTAATGGATAGGCGCGTCGCGTATACTTCTGTGTATGGCGTGCGTATATCCACAGTATTCCTTGGATTAGACCATAATTTCTTTTCTGATGGGCCACCAATATTATTCGAGACAATGGTATTTGGTGGTAAGCACGACCAATATCAGGATAGATACTACACTCGACAGGAAGCCGAACAAGGCCATATTAACACTGTTGAAATGGTGAGAGATAGATGGCTAATATTACTTTTGACAGACGGACTATTGAACTGGCTAAAAAGAAAGAAGGATTATATTCTAAACTACGCGAGAAGGAAAGGAATATACACCCCAAAGTGGGAACGTCAGTTGAAGAAATTGTCAGACTTGCGTTCTACGAATGGGCTAATAAGCACAAAGGCGGAAAAGAAATAGTAGACAGGGAATGGAAGCGTTTTCAACGCACATTACAACGTTACTTATAGGAGAATACAAATGAATCCTGAAATGAAAAAAGCTAGTGAAGAATTGGACTTCGCGATTAATCTCCACAAGAGAATGGACGAAGTTAATAATGCACTCCTTCAAGACAAGGAAGTAATGGAGGAACTCACTAAACAAGTTCATACTCTCAATAGGGAGATTATTCCCCCATTGAAGAATTTTGTGATGAATATGCAAGAAACTCGGATGTTAGTAGCCCGAGAAATTGAGCATATTCTACAAGGTGCTAGGCAGCTTAAAGCTTTAGCTGCAAGTAACAAAGACATCGCTTCATTCATTGAGATAGTTCTGCAACTCGATAAAGCTTTAATGAATGATAGACTGAACAAACTAGTTAGCTATATTTCGGTGGCTGTTAATACTTCTGAAAAGCCTACTGAAAAGAAGGAATAATGGAATATCCAATCGAAGGGAAAATTGTGGCGAAAGTCCGAATTAAGAATGGTATCTTACACAAGATGATTGTGTTTGATAATGGCATTCAAGTTGGGACTGGATATGTAATACATTATCCTTCTGGCAGAATGTCAGACCCTATTCTAATATCACCTACTGGTGAAAAACTTCCAGAAGGTTGGTATCATTTAATGATGACTGATGAACAATGGAACGTCGTTGTTCCGATGAGAAAACAATGATTAATTACACTCAAAAGAATCAGTCATGGTTTGTATTAAGATTCAAATCAGGTCATTTAGTAGGACTTGATAGAGATTCTGGAGGTTATCCTTTTGTAGTTACTGTTCCTTCGCAAATTCATTACTGGCTTACTTCTGATAAAGCAAAAGACTATGCTTCAATGTTCTTAGAGAGAATAGAATTACAACCTATTCAAGTATTTGGTCTTTTTGAATTGAAAGATACAGAAAAATGACATTAGACATGCAGTCAATAGTCGAAACTCCAGTAGGTGGTAAACGGAACGTCATTCTTGACGCTACTGTTCTAGCTACACTGATGAATTGTGCTTGCCTCGCGGATTTTCGATTTAATCATAATCTTCAACCGATTGATGGTAAATCGAATTCTCTTGAATGTGGCTCTATCGTTCATGTATTCATGGAATATATGAATAGAGCTATAATCAATGGAATTAAACGTGAACAGGCCGTTCAGTTTGGTTTCACTGCGGCTGAAATGTATATCAAGGGCTGTCAATCTTGTTCTAACTTTGTATCCACATCTGAAATTCCCAAACCAGTATGTGGACATAAGATAGATGAATTTCCGGGTGTTAAGAATACACCTAGAGATTCTCAAACTACTCCATACAAACGAACTGGTTGGCAGCATGTATTAGATACGTGCGACCAATATCAAATCTTCTATAAGAATGACCATTGGCTTCCATTGGAAGTTGAAGTTGTTAAAGGAAAGATACTATACGAGGACGATGAAATTCGTATTCTTTGGAAAGCTAAACTTGATTGTGTAGTGGATACTAATCAAGGAATCTTTCCAGAGGACCATAAGACAATGAGTCAACGTCGCGATACAAATTCCATGAATAGTCAGTTCATGGGACAATGTATTATCATGGAGACTCAGAAAGTCATCATTAATAAAGTTGGCTTTCAAACATCTTTAAAACCTGAAGAAAAATTCCAGCGCGTTCCAATTGGCTATAGTGTTCCACGGTTGATTGAGTGGCAATCTGAAACTCTCCCGTATTACGCTAAGCTAATGCTCATGTATTCTGAGACTGGTTATTGGCCTCGCAATTTCACTCATTGTGAGGGAAAATACGGTAACTGTTCTTTCTTGAAATTATGTGAGTCTGACCCAATGATGCGTGAGTCAGAAATTAAACGGCTATTTGTAGTGGGTCCATCATGGAATCCCACGAATGAGGAGGATTAAATGGAACTATTTGAATTTCTTGGTTCACCACAACAGAAGAAGATTAAACAGCGTGTAGAAGAAATCAAAAAGCTTTACGAAGTTTCTGAAGCTGAGATGAAATTAATCCAGCAAACATTGATGATAATTAAAGTCTCAATGGATATGTCACCAAAACTCACAGCTAAAGTGCTAAAAGTTTTGGCGGCTGTCACTGAGATGATTAATGAAGAACTTCCTGATGGATTAAAATTAGGCGATGAGTAAATTCTATAACGTCGAAGTCAAGTTCGGAACAAAGTGGACTCTTGTGGATGTTTACAGACAACACAAGGATGCACTATGGCGTGTTAAGGAAAGTGCTAAAGCAAAATATCCAATGCGTATTGTCCGTGTAGTTAGGACAGTCGTATTCGATGGGTCGAAATCATGAGTAAACCTTCATCTCACGTAGCCAAACATCTTCATCGTTACAAGAAAGTAGACTTGTCACGTAATGGTGATAAGCCCTATCTAGTCTATAAGTGTATTAAGCCTGCGTGTTCACATTATGTTCCTATCAATCTCGCTGAAGGAAAATTGTGTGAATGTAATAAATGTGGTGAGCCAATGCTTATCACTAAAGCTACTCTAATTCATTCCAGCAATAAACCAATGGCTAAGCCACATTGTGCAGATTGCATTGTGAGGAAAAATGCGAAAGATGTTGCAGCAATTGCGGAGTTTATTGGCGGAACTAAAACTTAGACTTACTCCTATGCGTCGTCGAAAGTATGATTACGTAAGTGAGGAGTGGTTAAAGGAGCATGATAAATGGTAGTTAAAGGTGGTGGTTATACTGTAGACTTAGAGGAGCCTACTCAACATGACATTAAAACAACTACTGAAAAGAATGTGGCAGGACTCCGATTGGAAGATACTCCTGTCATTATTGGGGACTGTGGTATTATTAATCCTGATGGCTTATCTGATAGCGACATCAGGGACATCGAGCAATATCAAGCTGCGTTAACTGACCCACGTCGTATTTAAAAAGATTGAGAGAATAGATGCCAACACTCGAACAAATGTGTGCAGATGATGGCCTGTTCACTATGTTAAAAGGTGAGCCGGGCACTCGAAAGTCTACCTGCGCGCTATCATATCCCGGTCCACAATACTGGGTATCTACTGATAGGAAAATGAAAGCCTTAGAACTTCCTGCTAAACGGTGGGGATTATGGGGCAGGGGTCATATAGTAGCTGATGATTATTCTGATTGGGATACACCTAAGAAGAAGTTAGATTCTTTTAGGGTTAATTGCCCATTCAAAACTATTATAGTCGATTCACTCACTTCAATTGGTGATAATATGAATCGACAGACTATTAAGCAGAAATCTGCTGAAGGAATGGGAAAGAAGATAGGAAGTATATATGTCCCTGGTCTTGAGGAATATAACGCTGAAGCCTCCGCGTTTCAAGATTTAATGGACATACTGAAGGACGTTCAATCTTATCATAAGATTCATGTCGTCGTAATCGCTCACGTAGTTGGTCAGCGTAAAGACGATGAAAAGAATAAACTTACTCATCATTCAAGAGTAATCATCACAGGCGGTGATAAGATTTCCGGTAAGATAGCATCTTATATGACGGAAGTTTATCACTTTAACGTTGAGACTGATTTCAACGTTGATTCAGGTGAAGGTAAGTTCACACTAGTTACCCAGCACTTAGGGAATGACTATGCTAGAACTTCACTTCCACTAGAAAGGAAAATAGCGTTCAATAATGAACCACTATACGATAAGTGGATTGAACCTGCGATTCGCAAATTGAAGGCTGAACAACCTATCCAACGAATCACAACATCCACACTAACAC